TGAGACACTTTAAATAGATATTTGAACAGATATGGGCATTCATCGTGCCGCCGGACTGAACTGCTTGTAGAATGCAGTTCGTTGCACGTCTGCGAGAATGGCAGCGCAAAAAGATACTATACTCGGCTCATAGGCAAGCCCTAAAATGTCATTGCGTACCCGGTCTAAATTTTCCTCTTTGTCTTTGGTAAATATCAGTACGTCTTTTCTGTACCTCTTACATTTTCTCGCCTTATTATAGGCTTTCTGTACGTTCCCGCAATCTGCCATAGCCCCAATAAGCGTAATTGTTTTTCCGTCCCGGTCTTTTGTATATCCTATCCTCTTCATTAAAAAGCTCCTGCCTTTCGCCGCAGCTACTAACCAGCAGCCCTACTTTTTCTCTTTGCCTTGCGGCGGGACAGCCACTCTGACTATAGACTATTAAGCATCTGCCTAATATAAAGTCCTTGCCAGCATTTCGTAAAACACTGCGCCTAAAATGCTCTCACTAAGTCACACGCCCCACGCACGCCGATATTCGTGTTGACATTCCACGGGTAATTGTTGCAATTCACGGCACGTGCGCCCGCATTAACGCCATTGTTCCAGTTGCCGCCCGCTATCAGCGCTGCCAAAGGGCTGTAGTAAGCAGCTGCCCCATATTTACGCTACTTTGTAGCCTTTACCTCTTCTATAATCTCTGCCAGCATTACGCCCAGCTCCTTTAGTTTCCTACAGCTTACGCCGTAATGCTGGGCGTTCATTGCGCTATATCCTAAGTCATTTGCCAGCCGCAGCAATTCCTTACTTTGCTGCAATGCTGTATCTGCTGCATATAGGTGGCTTTTCGTCGCCGTTTTCTGCCACTTGATAACGTCTTGCAGCATTTCCAGTATTGCGTTTCTGGTCGCTGTCTGTAGGCTGAATTTTTCATACTTCGGATATTTGCTTAGCAATGGATAAATGTATAGCAGAAAATCATATATTTTCTGGTGTAGTCTGTCGCTTTTATCTCTGGTCGTCATTTCTCAACCCTCTTGTAGCGGCTGGGCTTTCGCCCGCCGTCTACAGACTGTCACACGCCCCACGCACGCCGAGCTTCGTGCCGACATTCCACGGGTAATCGCCGCAATCCACGGCACGCGCGCCCGCATCAACGCCATCGCACCAGCCGCCGCCCGCTAACAGCGCTGCCAAAGAATAAGCGTAATACTGATAGATATTACCAACGTCGTACTTTGTACCCTCATCACGTAACGGGCTTTTTAAGTCCCAGCCCCAGCCCTCGCTTGCATGGTAATCTTTATTTGTTACGTGTTCTGCTCTGGTAATCAAATCGTTAAGCCATTCCCATACACGCCCTACGGCATCTACACAGCCCACGGCAGAAACTGCATTTACTACGCTGCCTGTTACTCCACGCTGTGTATTTGAGCTTGCACTCCATGCGTTTGTATTATTCTCTGCCAATCCCTGCGGGCTGCCAAAAGCATAGGCGCAAAACTCGCTGTAATCCGGCATACGCTTGCCGCTCTTCATCAGCCTTTCTGTAAATCTGTACCAGTTCATGCCCTCTGTGCCAGTCATAGGCGCACAATTATACTCTGATTTTAAGCCCTCTGCCCCGTCGTCTGAATTAAGGTAAATGTCTACCCATGTGCCACCGCCTAAATATACCATTCCCTCCGGGTTGCATTTTGGGCGGTGTCCCATAGTCCATACGCTGCGTGGTACAATCCCGTTGCTTACTGCACTTTCCCAGCCAGTACCGAAAAGCGCACCGCTGCTGTTTACTGGCTGTAAGTTGCTGTTTACCTTACGGCAGCGTCCATAATGAAAACCGCCAATTTTACGGCTGTTGCTTGCGTTCCAGCCGCTCGGATATGTAGAGTTAAGGGAAATAACATACTGCTCGTCCTGCGCATCTACCCTGCTGTCGCAGATATACACATAGTAATCATTTCCAACGGCAAACGTTGCCCCAGCATCCAGATTAGCCGCCGTAAGTTTCGTTTCTGCGGTCTTAAAGATGCCTGCGCCGCCTACAGCAATTACGCAGCCGCTCTCTACTGTCAGCTCGTCTGCGCCGCTTGCACGCAGATACTCTCTTGTCGGCGCTACAATGTCGCTGATTGTTGCCATTTTATTTACATTCAAAAGCGCCCTGCGGTCTGTTTTTGTTACGTCGTCCACCAATAATCTACTCATACTGTTTTAAAACTCCTTTCAGTGCCTTAATATCGTCTGCTGTCATTCCTGCTACCATTGCTGCCGTTTCCAGCTCAATTACACCGCCTGCCGCCTCTACGCCCTTAGACAGCGTTAATACGGTTCTGCCGTTCCCGTTTTCTTCCATTTCCCTTGCTTTTTCGCTCTGAATATGCGTAACTGCCGTTACCGTCCCGGTCACTCCGTCCGCATCAAATACCATGCCCTCTGCCGCCTCTGCGCAGTAATAAATTGTTACCGCCTTTTTCTCCGGCGCAGTTTCTACTACGGCGCACTGGATATACCTTTGTTTTTCCAGACTTTCAATTTTTCTTTCTAAGTCCGCTGCGTCCAGTTCCCCAGCTGCTACCATTGCAAGGCAGTTGTAATAATCCGCTTTTGTTTTTAATGTCTTTGGAAATCCTTTCATAGTATCCGCCTTTCCTAAAATGTATTTGCAAGATAGGAATTACCAATATATGCAACTCCTAATACTGCCGTTTCCTCTGTTCTTTCGTAATGCTGGCTCAACCATGCTGCACCCATATAGCACAAGCCTAATACTGCATCATGGTTATAATTGATACCCCAGCCGTTTTCTACCGCAGTAAGCCTCTTGTCAAGCTCTGTCAGCGCCTCTTTTGTTTCCTTTCCGCTTTCCTCTGCCTGCTGCCGCATCCCGTCTATCGTGGCTGCCAGTTCTTCAATTTGCAGTTGCAGACTGCCTGCAATATCTTCCCCCAGCTTGTCCTTAATGCCCTCAAACCATGTATTAAACTCGGCTTCTGCCTCTGTCTGGAAAAGCTGAATTTTTGCCATAAATTCTGTATAGGCTCTTAAAAGTTCCTCGTCCCATTTATCTAAGGTACTCTCAAAGCTGGTATAACGCTCGCTAAACTTATTCTCATATTCTGCAAATAAGCTCTCTGTCTTGCTTACGTATTGCTCATATACCCCGGCAATGTCCTTAAGGTACTTTTCCATATTCTGCTTGTATACGCTAAACTCGTCCAGCACCGCTGCGCTATAGGTCTTAAAGAAGTCGTCAAACTGCTTTGTCAGTACGCTTGCGTCTATCTCTTCCACCGTTCCAGTTACAATACCGCACACGCTGCTATTAAATCTCTGGTCTGTTATGTCTTTGGTCTGTATCTTTGTAACACCTTTTCCTACGTAAATATCCGCAAGCGCCAGCTCCCATATTTCCGTACTACGTGTTACTGCTGTCGGCTGTGGTTTTGCAGACGGTGTGCCTTTCAGTACCGCTATGTAAATATCACGCTGCGGCAAGTCCCAACGCACTACCACTCTGTCTACACGGTTAAGCGCACCCTCTGCCATGTCAAGCCTTATACTGTGGCTGGCTGGGTTTTTAAAGTCATACCCGTTAATAAACGCAAAACCCGCATTTACCTTTATTTCCATGCCACTGTACGCAATCACTTGCAGCCCGTCGCTCGGTTTTGGGAAAATACCGTTTGCAATGAATGTAGCAAAATACCATGCCCAGTCCTCGGCTTTATATACCCTGTCGTAATTTTCGCCGTCATATACTGCATTGAATGGTAAACAATTTGCCATTGTCCTTACCTCACTTTCCTAATTTTATCCACCAGAGTAGGCAGGCTTTCCCCAAATGTTGCCTCTATTTCTTCTGTGCCTTTTTGGTAAATCTCTTTTACCTCGGTTATCCGTGCATCTATCTGTATACCCCATTTTTCCTCTTTGCAAGTAATTCTGTCCCCTAAGTCAAAATCAACCTTAAACTTTAGGTTTGAGTTTGTGTTAATGGTCGATACAAAATTTATGTTTTTCCCGTATCCCTCTAACTCTGTTTCTCCCCTTGTCTTAAGCATCTGCAAATATTCGCTAAGCGGTATCGTTATCTCTGTTTCCCCGCTCTGGTATTTGCGTGCAATGTCTGTGGCATCACAAAAAACCTCGTCCAGCTCTATGCCCGTCGCTCCCTCTCCGTCCACGGTTACAATAGGCTGGCTGCCGCTGTCGTCTGCTGCTCCCTGCACATAAATAAAATTGCCGCAGTTTTCTATACTAGCTGTATATTCCTGCTCGTTTACATTGTCAAAATCTCTTGAAAATATGCAGGGCGTGTTACCCTCGTCGTTTTTCGCTGTAAGGTCTTTGCCCTTATACAGATAAAAGCCGTATTTCTTCTCTCTTTCGTTTATCAAAATGTCATAGCCCAGTTTTCCAGCCTGCGCCCGTGCTTTTACTTCTGTCCCCAGATTAGCACACACTTGGTTAGAATACTCCACTTGACTGCCTGCTATGGTTTCCTGCGTCAGCGTTTCAAACTGTTTAAACCGCCTTTTCTCTGCTGCCCCGCTGCCGCAGTTTTTCGTTACCATAGTATTTATTAAACTCTGGTTTGTGGCTGTTGCCACTATCTGCGGGTATATGCAGCGTTTTCCCAGCCAGCGGCTCAATGTAAAGCCCTGCGCCTCTATCTGCTCTAACCCGTTCTCGTCTTTCGTAATATGCACGTAGGTAATCTGTGCCGCCCTGCGCCAGATGCCGCCGTTTGCGTCTGTAATCTCTGGCTTTTTGTCATGCTTTACAATAATATTTCCCTCTACCAGTAATTTACTGTTATTATCCGTAATCGGCGCAAGCAGGCTAAATGTTCCCACATCAAAATATTTCATACACCACAAAAGGCTTGCCAGCTCGTCAATTACTCCCAGCGGCTCTATACTCTTATCAAATATCCTAAGCTCCATACCTATACCCCCAGATATTCCTTGTTGTAGAAAATGGAAACTTCCATAGAATTTACGCCGCTTTCCGCATCATATCGAAAATTATTGTCGCCTATGGCAAGCTGCATATAAGTGCTGTCTACGTCCACATATCGGAAATAGTCCGTTTCCACTCCGTCACGTATCAGCTTTGCCCCCTTGCTGCCGTATTTTGTGCTTACTTCTATCGTGTCCCCGGTCTGCATTGTGACATTGATTTTAATAAATTCCCCAGTATCCACATTTAAAAGAATAGGGTTCTTTACTGTCCCCAAAGCCACAAAGCGCACCCGCATACCTGTGGATACGTCGCCCTCATTATAGCAATCTACAATCACGCTTTCCGCTCGGTATCCGTAAATCATGCTCTTAGGGTTATCCTTTTCAATCACACACGGAAAATGCCACGCCGCTACCCAGCTTGCTATATCTTCCTTTGTTTCTTCAACTTCCCGCCAGAACGGGTTAAGGCACTCAAGTGGTATAGAAAACTCCAACAGCACTTTTTTTCGCTCTATCTTCGGTTCTCCATGCAGGCGGCAGTTTATAACACGCTTAAAGCTGCCAAACTCATAGGAAAGCGTACCGTCAAGCTCTGGGTTCAATACCTTAAGCAGCTGGCGGCGCAGTTCGTATGCCTGCGCCTTATCCCTTGTGTTGATATGCCCCAGTATATCAATGTCCCGTGCCTCGATACGCTGCCCTACGTAGGTGTCGCCATGCTGCCCCATACTGTTTGTGCTGTATACCACATTCGTAACGCCCGCTATTCCCTCTACGTCCTTGCTTACGTTGCAATGGTACACGCTTTCTGTGCTAAGCTCTACGCTCTCGCCTCTTTCATTTGTATAAGTCAGTTTTTCATATTCCATAGGCTACACCGTCCTTGCTATCATCTTAAACTGCCTTGCTGCCTCTTTCTGCTGCTTTGCATAATCTGTGGTATTTGCGTAAATATTCTGGATAACGGTAAAACCGCCACCAGCTGCGCCGCCTCTTGGTCTTGGTTTTGGCTTGTCCCCGTCGTCGTCAAAATCAATGTCTTTTCTTACATCAACCTTTACGCCAGTGTCAAACTCTCTCGGTATACTCTTCTCAATCATTCTGTTTACGTTGTCCATTTCATCAGAAAAGCCTACGCCAATACCCTGCGCCATGAATTTACCAACCTCGTCACGGAACTTTTTTGACGGGCTTTCAATTCCCAAAGCGTCCTTTGCTGCGTCGAGCAAACTATTTGCAAGGTTTGAAACTTTATCTTTCAGCCAATCCCAGCCAGAGCTTATGCCGTTCCAGATACCGCTTACAATATTGCTGCCGATTTCTGCAAATGTACTTCCAATATTTGAAAATACGCCCGTGATACCGTCAAGCACCATTCGCATACCCTCTACGGCTTTGTTTTTTACCTCTGTCCCCCACTGGGCTACTTTGGAAATTGCGCCGGATATGCTGTTATAGATTTTTTCCGGCACTTGTGTAACCACATTTACAATGCCAGTTACCATATTACCCATTACCTCACGGGCTTTTGAAAGCATATTGCTACCCCATGTGGCTACTTTTGTAACTGCTCCTATAATGCAGTTCCATATTTTTTCTGGTGTCTGGGTTACTATTGTCACAATTCCCGTAAGCATGGTATTCATTACCTCTTTGGCTTTGCTTACCATGTTTGCGCCCCATGTGGCTACTTTTGTAACTGCTCCTATAATGCAGTTCCATATTTTTTCTGGTGTCTGGGTTACTATTGTCACAATTCCCGTAAGCATGGTATTCATTACCTCTTTGGCTTTGCTTACCATGTTTGCGCCCCATGTGGCTACTTTTGTAACTGCTCCTATAATGCTATTCCAGATTTTCTGCGGTAGCTCCTTAACAATGGTAATAACCTTTGTTACAAATTCTGTAATCACGTTGCCGCCTTTTGCCTGCATACGTGCGCCCCACTCGGCTATTTTGTTTATGCCGTCCGCTATTGCTCCCGCAATCTGTCCCGGCAACTCTACCAATTTTCCTATAATGGTACTTACTAACTTTGCTGCTGCATCTGCAATTTTCGGCAGTCCCTCAATCAGTCCCGTTACAACAGCTACGATAATCTGTGGCATTGCTTCAATCAAAAGCGGGATTGCGTTAATAATTCCGTCTACCAGCGCTACCACAATCTCTGCGGCATTTTCCAGAATGAGCGGGATACCCTCAACCAGCGCATTTATGATAGCCGTTATAATCTGCGGCAATCGTTCGATAATCACGGGCAGCGCTGCTATAATACCGTCTGCAAGCCCAGTTACAAGCTGTATCGCTGCATCAATCAGCATAGGCACATTGTTTACCAGAGTTTCCACGATTGTAAGCACTGCATCTATCACACTTGGTATCAGCTCCGGCAACGCCTGCCCCAGCCCCTCTGCCAGTCCTGCAATAATCTGTACCGCTCCCTCTGCTATATCTGGTATCAGTTCTACAATACCGTCAATCAGCGTTGTTACGATTTCTACGGCGCTCTCTGTCAGAGTAGGAATAGCCGTTATAATGCCGTCCACGAAAGACGTTATCATATCTACGCCAGACTGTACGATTGTAGGCGCACTATTTACGATACCGTCAGCAAGCCCGGTTACAAGCTCCACGGCAAATGTGTTAATTTGCGGAAGCATATCAGAAAGCCCGCGTACCATATTTGCCAGAGCGTCCCCGAAACTCTGCGCCATTTTTCCCATATCTCCGCCCGCTGCGGCTGCGCCCTGCTGCAATTCATTTGCAAACTGGCTGAAAATCGGCAACGCCTGCTCTCCGATAGGCATAATAAAGCTGGTCTGCAATATCCTGCCTGCGCCTTTCATAGCCTCGCCGAATGTGTCATACTTAACGGCGTTAATCTGCCCCATTGTGTCCGTGGTCTTGCTTATCTGTCCCTCAACGTCCATAAGGGAAGTGCAGGCATCTGCTCCCATATCTTCCCACATAGTACCCATAAGCCCTACGCCTGCGGTATACTGTAGGCTTTCGTCGTCGCAATTCTTTAGCGCCTCGCTTATCTGGTTCATTGCCTCTTTTGCACTGTCGCCCCCGGCTTGGAATTTCCCCACCATTTCGTCTGCGTTCAGCCCCAGACTGGTAAGGTATTCGTTTGCCGTTCCGTCATTCATTCGTATGCTAAACTCTTTGAAAGCGTCGCCCATTTTGTCAATGCTCCACACGCCCTCATTTGCCCCATTCTGGATAGAGTTAAACATATCCTCGGCGCTTAGCCCTGCCTGCGCATACTGGTTACTGTATTCGTTGATAACGTCCAGCAAATCCCCATTCTGGTTAAGCCCCTGCTGCGCTCCCTGCGCAATCAGGTTATATGCCTCGTCGCCGGATATTCCAAACTGCTGCATAAGCTGCGTTGCAGCCCTTGTACTTTCCGCTACGTCCATTTCAAACGTATCACGCAGGGTTAATGCGTTGGTCGTCATTTTTTCCAGCTCGTCCACTCCCAAATCGCCCGCCTGCTGCTTGACTGTTGCCATAGACGCTGCTATATCTTCAAAGCCCTCGCCATAATTGCCGTTATAGATATTCTCCATAACCTGCTTATACTGGTCTGCCTCTTCTGTCGCCGTTCCCGTAGATGCGCAAAAATCATTTAACGCCCCTTTCGCCTCGTCCGCTTGGCTTACCGTATATGCAAGTCCTGCTACTACTGCCGTGCCGATTGCTGCGGCTGCCGTACCTATGACGGTTACGCCTTTTGCCATTGCACCGCCCAGCCCGCCTAAAATACCGCCCAAACCAGAAAATCTGCCGCCTGCGCTTTCTGCCTGCTGTCCGCTTTCCTCAATTTCCTTACCCATATCGTCTGCGGCTCTTCCGGCTTTTTCCATATCCGCAGCTGTCTTGTTAAGCTCCTGCTCCGTTTTTACAAGTGCTGTTTTTTGGTAATTTAACTGTGCCTCCAGCTTTTTGCTTTCCTCGCTGTTTTGTCCCGTTGTTTTCCGGCATTTCTCTAATGCCGCCTCGGTTTCTTTTACTTTTTTTGCCTGCTCTGAATAAACCCTTTGTAATACTTCCTGCTTTGCTTTCAGAGCCTCTACGCTGTTTGCGTTGTCCTTATATTCAGCCGTTACAAGTTTCATTTCCGAATTAAGCACTTTAAGGGTGCTGTTAATTTCCTTGCAGGCTGCTTTATACTCTGCCTCGCCGTCAAAACTTAGGCGTGTTTTAATGTTCTGTGTCTTATCAGCCATAAATTACAGTCCCCCTAAAGCCTTGTCTATATCGTCCATTTCTTCTGCGGCTGTCGGTTCTGCTGCCCGCTCTTGTCGGAAAATGTGCGGGTTATATTCCTTGTGGTACTTAAACAGTGTCACAATCTGATACGGCGTTTTTCTCCACGCCTCACGCTCTCTGTACCCCAGTAGTCCGATTGCGATATACAAAAGCCGTGCAGTATCTAATTTTCCTGCACGGCTGCCACTTCCCCCGTTTCACTTTCTCCGCTTTCCTCTTCGTCCCCGTTTCCGTCCCCGGCTGTTCCTGCTGCAAAAGATGCAAAAATAGCGTTCTGTACTTCCCGAATATTCCCTAAATGTATCAGCCTGCCTACCTTGTCCTCGCTTAAAAGCTCTGCGTTTTCGTCCTCTTCTAACAGTCCCTCGTTAATCAGCATAGTAAGCAACCATTTGGTATCCTTTACCCAGTCCTTGTTATTCTGGTTAAATACCTCTGGCAGCTTGTCATATCCCCCGCACTTGTCCTGCAATTCTTCCAGTGCATTAAGTGTAAAAAGTAATCTGTACTTTTTCCCTTTCAGTTCCACGGTATAACCGCCGTCATTCATTGCGCTCATGGCATAAAATTAAGGCGCAGCCTGCGCTACGCCTTTCTCCTTTCCTCATATTCTCTTTTTATACTTCTGTCATTTTGGGCGCTGGTTCTGGTACTGTCGTAAACCATGTTGTTGCTGGTTTATCTTTTTCTGTTCCCACAAAATCAGCTTTCCATTTTGCATCTTTCTTTCGCTTGTAGAAAGTTGCTGTAATTTCCGGTGTCTGAAATTCGATTTTTTCCCCTTTTGTCTTGTACTTCTCTCCCGGTACTTCAAATTTGCATTTCAATAACCAGATATATCTGTATCTGCCGCCAGTTTTGGCAGCTCTAAAACCAATAGCCAGAAACGGCGGTTCGTCATCTCCACCAGCCCACACTACCTTGTTTTCGTCTACCAGCTGCCCCAGTACCTCTGCCAGTGTTTCCGGCGTAAGGTCTTTAATCCCCAGTTTTAATGTTCCGTTTGTAAATTCTTTTACGCTCTCGCTTAATGCGTCGTCAGCGTACAAGTCTGCCGTTTCTGTTTTTACAGATAAATCTGCTTCCATTGCCTCTGCCATTTTCTTAGGCGCTCCGTAAGTTTCTGCGCCCTCTGCCTCTGTGCAGACGGCATAGTAAAGGTCTTTTAATCCTAATGTCATTATTTTGTCACTCCTTTAACAATTCGATTGTTATAGGTACTACCCAGTACCCAGTATCACTTTCTTTGGTTTCCGCATCTACGCTATTTATGTAAGCGCCTGCTGCCGTCAATACTTCCAGAGTTTTGTTTAGCTGCGCCTCAAAATCTCCCTTATGGAAAAGCGTAACCCTATACAATTCTCTGCCTGCTACTTCTTTATCGTCAGCGCTCGCCGCTGCTCCTTTCAGCAGCCGCAGAAATGTGTAGTAAGCCGTCGGCTTTTTCTTCCCAGTAAATACGCCTCTTTCCGCTGGCAGTCCTGCACTTTCTAAAATGCTCTGTAAACTATCCATTTGTTTCACGCTCCCATATTTCCAGCTGTGCCTCTACTACTTTCTCCTGTGCTTTCTCATTTGCTACAGTCATATAGGGGCGTGCCTGCTGGCTGCTCGTCCCATATTCCGCTACAAAGCCGATAGTTGCATAACGCACATTGCTTTTGTCCCCTTTTCGGTCGTTTCCGTGCTTTGCCCTGCCATGCGGGTATACCTCTACGTATTTCTCTGTACTTCCACCTTTAACAGCAGTTGCTTTGATTGACTGTATAAAGCCTGCGGTTTCCTCAATCCCCATAGCCTTTGCCTCTGTCTGCTGTGCCTCTATCAGCACCGCAGCACCAGCCTTTAACATTTTAGGCACTGCCTCTACCGTTGCCTGCTCCCTATTTCCAAACGCCTCTATGACAGCCTCTAAGCCCACGGTATTAAATTCTCCCACACTCAAGCCCCCTTTTCCTTATATCGCAAGTCCGTTAGCGTAAGCTCTACCGTGTCGTCGTCAATGTCATACGTCTTAAGCACAAAATAGGCTTTCCCACCCAGTTCTACAGTGTCCTCGCCCTCATAATCTGCCTTATGAACATCACATTTACGCTCTACCACTTTCCCCGTCTGCTGGCTCTTGAAATACTCGTTATAGCCTACTGATTTCATGTTACAAAAAACAGTACGCCTACTTTCTTCGCCCTGCTCTGCAAAGCCGTTACTGTTTACCCTTTTATCTGGCTCTGTCAGTTTTACAAGCGTTAATTCGTCCACCCATTCTGCCATTTTATCCCCCGCTTTCCCCGCCCACGGTGTCCGTTTCGGACACTATCGGCGTGTTGTATTCCTGCGACATAGAAAGCCGCATTTTCAATGTATCGTATGAATTTCTGAATTTTTCCGCATTGTTGTTATAGCCAAATTCAGCCTTACAGTACAGCGTAACGGCTCTGATTATCAGCCCGTCTTTTTCATCAATCCTATTTACTCCGTCGTTTGCAAGGTCTGCTTTGCAGGCGGCTATACAGTCGTTAATTTCTTCTGTAATTTTTTCACTTGTGCTGCTGATACGCAGCGCCGCCCGCATCTTCTCTGTTAATGTTGTGGCATTTGCTGCCATATCCTGCGCCCCGCTTTCTAAAATAAATCTGGGCTACGTTTCCATAGCCCAGATGCTTACTCTTTGATTTTTGCAACCTTTGCTCTTTCCAGAATTGTTGCACGTTCACGGCTTACGGTAAAAACTTCTCCCGGCTCTTTCACTTCGTTTAGTACCTTGTCTAAGTACATAGCTGTTACCTCTACCGTAACCGTTCCGGCTGCCTGCGGTTCGTCGTCCTTTTCCGGCTCTTCCCGCTTGTTTTCCTCGGCATATTCTACCGCCGCCTGCTCCGCTGCCTCTTTTTCCTCTTCTGTCAGCTCGCTTTCGTCTGGTATCTCTACCTCAACCTCTGCGCAACGTTCCGCAAGTTCTTTGATTGTCCCCTCTGTACTTACGCCCAGCTCTTTCGCAAGTTTCTGCAAATCTGCCTTCTTGCATTTTTCCAGCTCTTTAACATCTAAATGCCCTTTCATAAATATCCACCTTTCTTACGCACTTCTCCCCATGCAGATAGTAACAAGGCTATTTTTATCAACTACCTTTCCGTCCACAAGCATAATGCCCTTTGTTACTTTGTCGTCTGTGTCGTTGTCCTCGTACTTCTTTACGCCCATTGCATAGTTGGTGTTAAGTACATAGTCCTTAAAGTTGAAAAGGAACGCAAACGCTGTATTCTCTGCTGCTCCGGCGCTGTATGTGGTCACATAATCGCAGCACACTACCTGTCTGCCCAGCAAAAAGCGCTCCGGCTTTCCTGCAATACCGTAGTTTACTCTGCCGATAGGCTGCCCGTTGCTGTCGGTCAGTCCGTAATACTGCATGAAAGTGTTTTTACTCATACACCATACTGCCCCGTTTTCGTATGCCTGCGGTAATGCTGCCTCTGCTGCGATTAAGTCCGCATAAGCAGGTTTTAAGCTGGTAAGTTTCTGCCCCTCTGCTGGTGTTTCGTTTAAAATTCCTTTCGGTTTTCCGTTTCCGTCGCCGCTGATAATCGCCTGCTCAAGTGCTTTTGTCATAGCCTCTACAATGTTGTTAATCAGCATAGCCTCAAAAGCACTGATTGCCATTGTGTCAACTTCCAGACTTACCGCAACGGCGCAGCGCAGCTTATGATATGCAAAAGTAATCATGCCGTCTTTTGTAGCGGTAAATTTCTGCTTGTCGCTGCTTTTTCCCTCTGCTACCCATGTTGCAGTAGGCTTAACCGTAGACACCGGGATAGCCACGCCGCCCTTGTATGCAGTTCTGGTTACAAGCGCCAAAATCATTCCCGTACTTTCTAACTTCTGCACAATCTGGTTCAGCACCGTTGTGGGAATTGTTGCGCCTACGTCCGTTGTGCTGCTCACTGCATCTGCTCTGTACTCTGCCGGAATAGCTGCACCACGGCATACATAACGCATAAATGCCTTTCTGTATTCCATACTGCCGTACTTGTCGCCGTCGTCGCCCTCTCCGGCTGCACCGCTAAAATTCCTAAGTACTCTCGGTGCTGCTCCCTCGCCGCCCTGTCCGTCGTCAATCGATTCTCCTGCCGCAATTCTGGCAAGCAGATTATTTCTTCTCTCTGCCTGCTCCAAAATCCGCGTGCGCTCTTCCTGCAAGTCTGTTACCTCTGTTTCCAGTGCTGTAATTTCCTCTGCGGTCAACTCTGCCGCTCTGGTGTTCAGCTCGTTTCTAATCTGGGCTAATCTTGCCTCAATTTCTTTTAATCTCATGGTTTCTGTTCTCCTTTTTTTGTGTTATAAATTCGCTCTAATCTTTAGTAGTGCTACCCGTCTGTTAAGCAACTCCTGCCGTTCTGCCTCATAACTCCTATGTGCAAAATTACGGGCGCTTATTTCAGTATCCCCGTTTGCTGGTATGCTCACTGCGGATACGTCATAAACCTTTTTTATTTTTAAAATTGTCCTTGTACGTGTTACTCTGTCGTATGTTTCCTCTGCCACGGTAAACGCCCATGACATTTTAGTAATCATGCCTGCGTCAATATCCTGATATAACCCACGGGCTAAGTCTGTCTTTCCTAAGTCAGCCGCCACTAAAAGCCCTTTATGGTCTGGCACTAAAATAAGCGTCTTATTTGACTGTCTGGCAAACACTCTGCCTGCATGGTCGTACTGCATAATAACATCACTCATGTCTGCGCCGTCCAGTGCGTGTGCGTCTATCCTTTCGTAAAACTTTGTCCCGTCCTCAAATTCATAAAGCAGATACGGCTTGTCAAAAGTTGTAGCATATCCCTCTACGTAATACTCTGTGTCTATTCTTTTTGCTGCTGCCTGCGCAGTCAATGGCGCTGCCAGCGCCCTATATTCCCGCTCTTTCTTAATCGGCATTGTTTACACCCTCTTTCTGTTTCCCGTCGTCTGGCGGCTCTTTCGGCTCGCCCTCTGTCGGTTCTTTTCCCTTTCCGTCGTCTGTCCCCTGCTGCCCCGCCTGCGGTACTTGCTGTATGATAATCTTCGGCTCTTTGTTACTGTTGTTCAGCTCGCTTACTTCCGTGTATTCCTTTCGGATATAATACTTTTCCCCGTCCTCTACGTGTGCCATATTCCATATATCCATTACGCCGTTACGGTTCAGCAGCGCACGGTCAAAAAGCTGTGTGCTTACTTGCAGCTTTGTTGCATTGCTGGCATATTGCAGGCGGTTTGCAGAAAAAGTAATAGCATTTCCGCACGCTATCTCTCTGTCTGAAAATGTCATGTTTGACATAACAAGGGAAAGCTGGATTGCAAACGGTTCTATCTTTCCCTCGTAATATGCGTTCCACGTTTCCTCATTGAATTTGTTTTGCAAAATATCCATGTTAGTACCAAAATGCGTGCATACATTTTCTTGTATATTCTGCATCTGCAATGCGTTTGGCGTGTATGGCTTGCTTTCTACTTGTTTCAGCTCCGAAAACTTATTATCATAAATAATCATTCCGCTGTCATTGTCGGCGCTTAAATTGTCCTCGGTAAACCGTTCCCGCTCTTTCTTAATATCCTCTGGTTTCAGCATATTTGCCACCTTTGCCAGAAAGCGGATATTTGCAGAGTTTTTGACGGCATTTATAATGCCCTCATTCTGCGTATGTATCAGCTGCATAGTCGGCTTAAGCGTGCGGTTATCCTCTCCGAAAAGGTCGTCTGTGTACTCAAAGTCTGTTATGATACCTACTTTTTCAAACTCAATAGCCCCATGCTCCCCATTTGCAAACAGATACCGCAAGTAAACCTGTCCTTTTACCTCTACCACCTCGCAGCGTTCCGCACGCAGCGGATACCAGCCGCATAGCCTGCCTATTTTGTCCTCGATAGGTACAATAAAAGCGGTATGCTCTACTGCTACGTAGGTCGCAAGCCGCTTAATAAACTTTGTAGTATCCATGAAATAGTTAGGCTTATGCTGTAATGTTTTTTCCAGATGCTTAAGGGCGCTGCCCGTAATCTCCGGCTTTAATTTGCTGCAATGTGTAGCAAAATTATTTACTGCTGTCCTCGTCAAGTCCATTTCGTATACACCGCCGCTATAGCTGGTAAACGTAGGGCTGTACCCGTTCAGCATCTTAAAATAGCTGTCAATATATCGCAGCTCTTTCCCATGAAAAAGATAATCTAAGAATTTGATACCGTTCACTCTCCTTTCTATGCGGCGTTTTTCAGCAGCTCGCCGCACTCTTCCCAGTATTTCTGCCGTACCGTCATTGCATCAATAACAGATACGAAACCGTCAATGTGCGCCCGCTGCTCTATCTTAATCGGTCTGAATTTCCTTGTTTCCATATTGTGCTTAAGCGCTACGTTTAAAAAATGTGTCTTTAGTAAATTGTTGTCGGCAATCTTAAAATTGCCGTCCTTTATGATGCCCTCAAACTCACGGATAACTGGCGTAAGGTTTTCGCCCTGGTATACGTCGTCCATGTGGAAACCGTAATTTGCCATATCGGTAATAAGGTACTGTGCGCTATATCGGTCGTAGCCAATCTTAAGCGGTCGTATTCCGTATACTTCCAGCAGCATAGTAAACCAGTTGTAAACGTCGTGATAGTCTACGTAGTTCTCGCCGCTTAAAGTAATCAGCCCCTTTTTAACAAATATGTCATAAGGCACGCCGTCCGTCGCCTGCAAGTGTTCAATTCTTCCCCGTGGCATAAAGAATTGAGTAAACGCATATAGCTTACCCTCTTTCTCAATTACCACGCTTGCTGCGGTCAAGTCTGTTGTCTGGCTTAAGTCAATGCCGCCCACGGCGTAACAGTCCCTAAAGTCCTCTAAGGTCTTTTCAACGCCTGCGCCGTCTACTGTCGTATATTCCAGCCATGCAATAGAGCTGTTCTGCTTAATATTGCAATACTTCGTCAGAAACTCTGCTTTCTTGCTTAAGCTGCCCTCTGCTACGGCTATTTCATCAACGAAAAAGCTTTCTTTTACGGAAACGCCCATGTTAGGGTTAGCCTTTTTCAGCTCGTCCAAATCGTTCCACTTTTCCACGTCGTCAATCATGTAGAGGAACGGTAAAAGCCTACGCTCTTTGCTGTTGCCCTTTAAAAAGCTGGTACTGCGTTTCATCAGTTCGTCATAAATACTGTCGTTGATATATCCAGCTGTACTGATACTCAAAATCATAGGCTGGGTACGTGCGCCTAAAGCAGATTTCATAACCTCATACTGCTTAAGTCCAGCGTCCCCGCTCCATGCCGCCATTTCATCACATACCACCAGCTGCGGGTTAAAACCGTCTGATTTCTTGGCATTGAAAGCAATCGGTTTTACAAACGTGTTGCTTTCCTCAATGTAAATATCACTGCGGCGTTTCTTCGCCAGCTCTTCAAGCTCCGGCTCTGCCAGTACCATTTTATGAAAGCCGTCGTATACAAGCGCTGCTTGGTCTAGCTTTGGTGCTAAACAGTAAATTTCCTGCCCGTATTCCGGCTCTAAAAATGCCATGTATGCAATTATCGCAGACGCAAATAAACTCTTGCCGTTTTTTCTGCCGATAACTATAAATATTTCTCGGAAAATGCGTATTTTTTCCTCGTCTTGTACCCCAAAAATAACAGAAACTATAGCCTTTTGCCATAGTTCCAGTTTCAATAAATCATTGCGCCCCTTGCTGTGGTGGCAAAAATTCTCAATGAATTTAATAGCCTTATTTGCAGCTTTCGCATTAAAAAAATACTCCTGCTTTTCCAGTGCGTCCACAATGATTTTATATATCTGTTTTATCCATTTCCCCGCTATTATTTCGCCGCTTGTAATCTTTGCGTGGTACTCATAGATATAATTTTTATACGGTATCACTCCGGGCTATTCTTCCCGCAGTGCCGCCAGTCTGCTTGCTTTCCGCTTTGCTGCTGGCACTAATTCTGTCAGCTGCTTAATGATTGCTGCATAGTTCTTGCTTAAGGCTATGTAAGTTTCTGCCTCTGGGCTTTTCTTTGTTCCCCACTGGTTCTGCCCGTTCTGGTATTCGCTTGTCCAGCCGTCTTTTTCTATCATTGCCTGCAAGTCGTCCAGCTCAACACTCATAAAAGCAGCCTTTTCTATCAGCGGCGTTACTAACTTCTTTTTGTTTTCGTCTAAGTCTTTAAAAATTCCTTTAAGTCTGGTCTTTTCTGCTTTTATCCTCTGTTCTTTTGTCTTTTCTTTCCTTGTTGCCATTCTTTTACCCCGCTTTCAGTTCCTCTGCCCCATACCACACCCCCTACACCACGCCTGCGCACGCCCGTAGGGTAATTTTAGGGTATCCCCCTCGGTATTTGTCCCCTTTAATTTCTTTTCTGCATAGGGGGGATTATACCGCCGTCTGCATCAAATCTATAACGCAGCCTCGGTGCGCTTTTATGATGCTCCTTGTTGTGGCAGTCTTGGCATAACGCCTCTAAGTTATCCCAGTTAAGCGTTATGTCTGTGTCATTGATATTGTCACGGTTAAGCCAGCGCTTATGATGTACTATCTTTGCAGGCTCTCCGCATCTCTCACAAATAAAGTCTTGTGACATTAAGTAAGCAGCTCTTGTATTCTCCCACGCTGCTGATAAATAAAAACTCTTAGCCCATTCTTTCACGCTGTCCCCTCTCTTTCTTTTAGTATCCCAGCGCCCTAAGTTTCATGCGCTGGGTGGAGGCTAAAGAATGAAAACAAAAAGAGTAGGTTACTGCTGCCGCCTCTGCGGTTAAGCTCTCGCCTACTCTTTCCATGCTACCATTATATCTCTTTTGTTTTTCCATGTAAATTTCATGTTTTTTTCATTCTTTTGTCATGCCGCCTATTCCTGCTATCTTATCTTGTCCTCGTCCATTCCCCACAACAATACCGACAGCTCATTTATAATGGCTGTTATCCAGCGTCTTGGCGTGCTGTTTCCCGTGTCCAGTTCCTCTGCAATCTTTGCATAGTCCATACCCTGCATAAAGTACATTTCAAACGCCTTATACTCTATCTCTCTGTCTGCTGCCTTTCTCCTGCGTTCTATCTCTTCTACCGCCTTGTCGATATGCGCCGTCATAATCAGAGTTTTAAAGCGGCTGCGTCTGATACTCTCTAAGTATGTACGCTGCTGCTCGTCTGTCATTCCTGCAAGTTCCAGCTGCTCCCCGTCGCTTATTGCGTTCTCAATGTGAAAAGTTGCGTCCCGGTAACATTTCATCAGCATAAAGGTATTGTGGTACTTATTCTGCTTTCTGTCTTTCTCTTCCTGCTTTTTGTACTCTGCTACTGCTGCCCGTGCTGCTTTCTGTATCAGCCCCTCTAACTCTGCCGCTGTAAATGTTACCCGGTTATCTTCCGTCTGCTCTTCCTGCTGCATTGCCTCTGCTGTATCTGCCATTTCCTGCGTTGTCGTTTCTCCGCTCTTATTTTCTGTTTCCAAATTCTGCATTTCCCTTTTTCTCCTTTTCTCCGTCCATATCTCCTTTTCTTCTTTCGTTAATCTCTTTGAGCTGTTGCCAGATGCTTACCAGCAGCAATGCAATAATTGCAAGTAAAATATTACTCATTATTTGCCTCTCCTTTCCTACATGGTGGAAACGGGCAGTTTTTGCAATCTGGGTTTTTGCATCTCTCCGGCGCTCCGTTTTTCCAGTAATAACTACGCCTTTCTTTTTCACTCCAAAATACTTGCCTTGTTTCTATTCCTGCTCTTTGTAATTTCTTCTGTATTTCCCTAAGCTCGTCCCTATAAAATCTGGCTCTTACGTTCTCTGGTGGTCTTGTATAGTCCAGCGGTTCTGCTTTTGTTTCTAACAATTCCCTTAAAATCTCTGCTGTAGTTTCCCCATACTGCCTAAATACTCCCGTAACTATAAAAGCCTTTTGCCAGATAAAAAGTTTAAATCCTAATGCCGCCTCAACTTTCTTAAAAAATTCCTCTTCTGGGTAAATCGGTCTGTAAAGCCAATTTTCTAAATCTTTATCCATTTTCTACCACCTCTTTTTCGTATGCTGTAATAACTGCTGCCCGCAAACTGTCCGCTGCGTCCTGCCTCTTTTGTATCCGTTCCGGCTCATTAAGTCTAATATGTTCTAAATTGTCTTGCTGCATAATCTCCACTATCTTTTCTGCTGCTCTCCTGCTGTTTGTAATCAGTTTAAGTACGCTGCTGCCGTTCAATGCGTTATTTTCATATACTCCATAATCGCATACCACTGGCTTTACTTCCCAGCTAAGAACATTTCCCTTAATCTCTAACGGCTGCATATAATCCGCTGCGTTCCGGCACACTGTCCCTGCTGCGTCCATTCCATTTCCCAGCTCACGCATAAGATTTGCCATTGCACCCGTTCTTGTTTCTCCGGCTCTCCCTCTTCTTTTCTTCACATTCACTTTAACAAGGCATTTTTATGCATTTCCTGATTTCTTT